GCAACTAGATACTAGTAACGTAGAGATGGTTGTTGATGAAATTGCGTCAGGTGCAGACCCATCAGGATCAACATATACAGTTACATCAAGTTATACAGATAGAAAGATCGTAAGATAACACATGACCGAAAAAAGAGTTCAAGTTAATAAGGTTGTTAAAGACCAACTCCCTTCTTATGTGAGGGATGACAGCCCTTTAGTCGGTGAATTTTTAAGTGCATACTATCAAGGGCAAGAATATCAAGGTGGCCCGATTGACATAATCAATAATTTAGACTCTTACATACAATTAAACAAATCTGGATCTCTCGTAGGGTTTACAACCCTCTCAAGTGCAGTTGGCCAGTTTGATCAAACTATATCTGTAAAGGATACGACTGGATTTCCTGATAATTATGGTCTATTAAAGATAGATAATGAAATAATTACATACACAGGATTAACAACAAACTCATTTACAGGATGTATTCGTGGTTTTGCTGGTATCACTTCTTTCAGTAATCCAGATGCACCAGAAGAATTTGTATTTTCAACATCAAATGCAGCAGCTCATGCAGTTGGTGTAGGAACAAGTGGTGGTCAAGTCGATAATTTAAGTGTATTATTTCTACAAGAGTTTTTAAAAAAATCAAAACAACAATTTTTACCAGGTTTTCAAAAAGATTTAAACCCTGCGTTAAATCAACCACAGTTTATTCGTCATTCAAAAGACTTTTACAATTCTAGAGGAACTGACGAATCATTTAAATTATTATTCAAATCATTATATAACGAAGATGTAGATATTATTAGACCTGCTGATTATGTAATTGCACCATCCGATGCTAATTTTAGAAAAACCCGCGATCTCATAGTTGAGGCAATACAGGGTGATCCAATGAAACTTGAGAATAGAACTCTATTCCAAGATCCGTTTGAAAACTTAAGTAGAGCATATGGCCCTGTATCAATGGTTGAGAGGGTTAGAGTTGGTCTTTTAACAGAAACATATTATAAAGTTAGTATTGATGCTTCTTTTGGAACTGGTAGTTCTGATGAATTATTATACGGTAATTTCGCTGTTCATGCTAATTCAAAAAATGTTGGATCAGTTGGTGCAGCACAAACTTATATTGACGTTGACTCCACTATAGGTTTTCCAAATAGTGGTTCTCTTACCTTTAAATATCAGAATGGAACAATCGGAGTTTGCACATATTCTAATACTAATATCACTCAGTTTTTAGGTATAAGCACTACAGGTATTACTACCACAATAAAAGATGCAACAACAATTAGACAGAATGCTTATGTTTATGCCTTGGGTCAAGCTAATCGCACTGCAGGGGTCACTACAGACGGCATACGTTGCAGAATAACAGGTGTATTGAATGATATAGAATTACCTAACACTTATTATCAAAGACTTGGTGCGAAGATAAAACTTAAGTCTTTGGGTAAAATAGCTCATATAAACGACTTCCAATCTAACAACTGGGTATTTAACGTTCAACCACAGTATAATGTCGATACAATAGAATTGCAAGATGCTTCAGGCCCCACCTATGAAGTAGTAACTAAAGATTTTCATAGAATAAGATTAAATGACGTAATAACAGTTCAAACTGCAAATGCTACTTTAACTGGTACTTACAGTGTAACTGATGTTCTAAGTAATGTAAAAATTAGAATGCAGGGTGCTGCAATAAGTGATCTTTCAGCAGTTGCTGCTATAACCAAAACTATTGCAAAAGGAAATTCAGATGGAAGTGGTGTTAATGATAATCAACAACATTTAAATGATTATACTGCGAATGTTCAAAACGTATATATGGATGAAGTTGGATATGCACATACATTATCCAGAATTAAAAATTTAGTTGCATCTAACTCCATACCGACTTACGGATCAAATCATAAGCTAAATCCAAGCACTCAAAAAATCAATCTATCAGGAACTTTTCTTGGTGGTCAAACAATTATTGGAATTACAACTGGTTCTAATGATCATAACTTCTTTAGTGGTGATGCGATCTACTACACACCCCAAAAAGCTACTAATGGAACAGTAATGAGTTTCCTTTTTAGTGAGGGATTATATTTTGTAGAAAGAGTAAACTTAAATGATATAAAATTAGCAAAGTCTCGTTCAAACTTATACGATGGTAATTATCAAAAAGTATCAGAGTCAACTGTTACTACAATAATTACAAATAATACTTTTGAGAAATATGAATTTCATAATAAGAAACTTTTACCACAAAAATTGTTTAGAGAAATTGATATGCCAGTTTATGATGGTAAAAAGTATAAAACAAGAATTGGATATAATGGTGTTTTAATTAACGGTGTTGAAATATTAAGTTATAAGTCTCAAGACCTTTGTTACTATGGAGATATTAAGTCTATAGACGTTACAGGTGGTGGAAGAAAGTATGATGTTATAAATCCACCTCAATTAGCAATCAACGATGGTGTAGGAGCAGGAGCGACTGGATATGTGGCAACTAGAGGTAATTTGCAAGAAATAAGAGTTGAGGAGCCAGGCTTTGATTATGTTGATATTCCTAAAGTATCAATAAGTGGTGGAAATGGAACTGGTGCAGTTGCTGAATGTAAAATGGTCACTGTTCCACATCAAGTGGTGTTCAATTCTGGTTCAGGATCTCAAACTATTGTGGTAACTGGATCTGATGACTTTAACGTTGGATTTTTAACATATCATAAATTTAGAAATTATGAAAGAGTTGTGTATGACACCTTTGGTGGTAAAGCATTAGCAGGTCTAAGCACAGGAGCAATATATTATGTTAATACTGAGAATGTTGCTGGTTTAACAACAATAGCTACTTGGGTTGGATATGCAGGAACGAACTGGTATCCAGAAAAAACAGTCAGACTTCATAAAAACTTAGATGAGGCAGTTGCTGGTGTGAATACAATAGGATTTACTGCTGTTGGTGAAGGAAACCATCAATTAAGATCTTTAAACGGAAAGTCTCAGGTTGGTAGTATAAATGTATTAGATTCTGGTGAGGGATATGAGAATAAACTTAAAACATGTGAACCAACTGGAATCAATACTGCACTTGATAGAATTACAATTAATAATCACGATTATAAGACAGGTGAGATTATAACATACACTGCTGATCCTAATGGAACTTCTATTGAAGGTCTTTCAAGCGATAAGAAATATTATGTATATGTTGTAGATGAAAATACTTTTAAATTATCAACAGTTGGTGTAGGAACAACCGCAAAAGACTTTTATTTTAGAACAAAACAATATGAAAACTTTAGATCAATTGGAGTAGGAACTCATAGTTTTAATTATGACCCAATTGTTGTAAAAGTAGAGGGAATAGTTGGTATAAGTTCAATAGAAGGCCAGAATTTCCAATGTGTTCCCCAACCTTTGTTTAGAGGTGAAGTTACATCAGTTCACTTAACACATAGTGGTGTTGGATATGGTGCATCTGAAATACTTAACTTTAATAGACAACCAAGAATCGATTTATATAGTGGTGTAAATGGAGAATTATTGCCAGTTGTTTCTGGTGGTAAAATAATTGACGTTGCGATTCAGAATAGAGGTCAATCATACAATACTCCTCCTAGTATCTCAGTAACAGGTATTGGAACTGGTGCAGAATTAGTTCCAGAGATTGTCGATGGTCAAATAAGGTCTGTTAAGATCATTAAGAGTGGTATTGGATACGGTGCTTCTACCACTTCACTTAATGTTGAATCTGCTGGTGAATTTGCAATATTCCAATCAAATCTTAAGACATGGCAAGTAAACGAAGTTAGAAAGAATTTTACTAATATAGATGATTCTGACGTATTCATAGAAAAACCAACTCAACTCAGTCGTGAGCTGCAATGTTCTCATGCATACGCACCAAGAGGTTTAAGAAAAATTGTATATCAGAATAACTCTGCTGGAACTCCTTTATATGGAAGTAGAGATTTGACTCTATCGAGTGGTGTAGAGGAAGATAAGACACAACACTCACCTATCATTGGTTGGTCATATGATGGTCTTCCAATATATGGCCCATATGGATATGAAAAGAGCACTGGTGGATCTGTAACACAATTAAATTCTGGATATTCTATAGATCTAAAAACTAATAGACCACCAACTGATGTTTTTCCACAAGAATTCTTTATTGAAGACTTTACTTGGAATAGTAACACTGATGAAAGTTATCTTGATGAAAATAATGGAAGGTATGGTATAACTCCAGAATATCCAAATGGAGTATATGCATACTTTGCTACTCTTGAATCTACTGTTACATCAGATTCTAGTGATCCATTTAACAACTTTAAGAAACCAAAATTCCCATATTTATTGGGTGAAAATTTCTGGGCTCAACCAAATGAATTTAACTTCCTATCAAAGAGCAATCAAGATGAGATAGATCTCAATAAAACCTCATGGGTAAGAAATACTGAACCCTTTGAATTGCTTCAAGATGATAGTGCTTACAATTATGTGAGTCAATCATATAAGTATGTAACTCAAGAGGGTGAGGTTGTATTTGCTTCTGAAGGTGCTGTAGATAAGGTTGGTATTGTTACTGGTGGTTCTTTATATCAAGTTGGTGATAAAATTGTATTTGAAGAGAAAGTTGCTGACAACTTTGAAACAGTTGCAAAAGTATCAAAAGTAAGAGGGCCTGGAATTGGAACAATTTCGGTTACTAACACTAAATTAAACAATATTGAATTTTATCCCTCTAATGAAAAAGGTAGATTTATTGGTGTTCATACCACACCGATAAGTTTACAGAATAGAGATAAAATATTTGTTTCTGGTATGACAACCACAAGTTCTGATCTTGGTGGTAAAACTTACAATATTGGAATATCATCAGCTAAGTTAATTGTATCACAAGGAATTGGATCGGTAGCTGCCACTGGATTAGTTACTTTCTTTAACGTTCAAGGTAAATTACCTTCACCTAATGACAACCTTAATAATCTTGCGTTGAGAGAAAATGATATTTTAAAAGTTGGTATTGGAACAAGACAGGAAGAAGTTAAAATATTAAATGTTGATGCTGCAAATTCTAGATTAAGAGTTTTGAGAAATCAAAATGATTTAGATCAGACTGGTGATGGTGTCGTTGGAGCAATTCATACTGCTAGAACTCCAATAGAAGAAGATCCTAGAAAGTTTAAAATAGAGGTTGGATTTACCACGGAATTTGATAATAAAGTAGATTTAGAATATTATTTCAATCCAGTGGAGTCAGTTGGTGTTGGAACCACTGCTGGGCCTGGTATTGGAACAACAGTAACTATTCAAAATCCTGGTTCTGGTGTATCTCAAATATTCATACCATCTAGATCTATACGTTTACCAAACCATAAATTTAAAACTGGTGATAAAGTTACATATCAAAGAAATACTGGTAATAATATAGGAATTGCAACGAATCGTGCCAATGCTGATTTGTTAGTTGCCTCCGCAGATTTGCCAGAAGCAACATCACTATTTGTGGCAAAACTTAGTGATGATTTAATTGGATTATCAACAGTAAGAATTGGTCTAGGAACACCAGGTGATGGTGTAGATCCAGAGGATGATTATGTTGGTGCAGCTGCAACCACTAAGGGTCAAAGTTTATTATATTTTACAGGAATCGGAACTGGTGTATATCATAGTTTAAAGATTGAATATGATAAAACTGTTAAGGGTTCCCTTGAAAAAAATAAAATAACAGTATCTACTGCAAGCAGTCACGGATTAAATCATAATGATAGAGTCTTTTTGACTGTAAATGCTGGAATTGTTACGACAGTTCCAATTAAGTATAATAAGGCAAATAGAAAACTTATTGCTAGAACTTTAGATTTTACTTCATCTGGTATTAATACATCAACAGCATTAACAGGTATTCCTGATACTATTGAAATAGTAAATCATGAAATGATAACTGGTCAAAGAGTTATTCACACATCCTCAAGCCCAATGGGAGGTTTAGTTAATGATGAAGAATATTTTGTGTATGTGATCAATAAAGATAAAATAAAATTATGTGGTAGTAGATTTCAAACACGACAAAAGAGACCTAAGTTTGTTGGTATTTTGACTGCTAATAGTGGAAATAGTGGAGTTCTTAATTTAGTCAATCCACCATTAGAGTTTTATAAAAATGGAACTATAACTTTTGATCTATCAGACTCATCTCTATCATATACAAAGATTAATGACACATTACCAGCATTTGATTTAGAACTTTACACAGATTATAACTTTATTCATGAATATACATCAAATGAGAAGTCATCAACATTTAATGTAACTAGATCAGGAACAGTTGGTGTTGATGGCAAATTGGTATTAACATATAACAATAATACCCCTAAAATACTCTATTATAACTTAGTTGCTAATACATCTACAGACAATCCTGATGTCAATAAAGAACTTGTATTAGATAAAGAAATTATTGGTAATAATTCAATAAACTTTAGAGATAGTCGTTATTCTGGTCAATTTAATATTCTCGCAAATTCTGATAATACATTTGTGTATGATCTAGACAGATATCCAGAGGAACCATCTTATACAAGTTCTTCAACAACTGAAATCATTTATGACACCACATCGAAAACGGCATATGGCCCAATAGCAGCGATTGCAATCGCTGAAAAAGGAAAGGGCTATACTAGATTACCTGGTGTGTCTACTGTAACCTCTGACACGGGAACAGGTGCTATTCTAGAGGCATCTAGTAGATCTATAGGTATACCTAAAACTGCAAAAATTAACAATATTGGTTTTGATTATCCATCAGACTTTACGTTAAGACCACAATCTAAATTACCACAAATTATTAAGATTGAAGCACTATCTGGTCTTAAAGCTGTCGGTATTACATCATACGGTCAAGGATATAATCAACCACCACAATTAGTTCTTCTTGATGGTGTTAGTAGAGCAAGAGATACTGATGCTGATTTAAGATATAATTTAGCAACTCCAGATGCACCAGGATATGTGGATATTATTGAAAATACTTTTGGATTAACAAACACAACTCCTATCATAGTTCCTGTTAATAATCCAAATGGAATTAGAGTAACAAATCTTGTTTATGATTCATCTACAGATACTGTTGCAGCAACATTGAAAGTTGCATATAGTTTTGCAAATGAATTTCCCATAGAAGTTGGTGATAATTTGCTTGTGGAGAATGCTAGTGTTGGTGTGGGATCTACTGGTTTAGGATATAACTCAGAGGCATATCAGTTCCGTACATTTGAGGTAACACAAGTTCACCAAAACTTAGGTAACGTTGGTATTGTAACTTATAGTATGGGTGGTAATGTTCCATCTGGAGATATACCTGGTAATTTTAATGCTACATTATCATCTGCGATACTAGTAAGAGAAAGAGATTTCCCACAGTTCTCTGTTGAATTACAACCTAACACATTTAACGCTAATGAAACTTTAACATCAGAAACAAGTGTTGGGCCAGTATCTGGTCTTGCTTTTGAATATGATGAAGAGAGTCAGTGGTTAACAGTTGAAGCAGCAAGTGACTTTGAGGTTGGTAAGTTAATTGAATCTGCAGAAACAGGTGCAAAAGGAACTGTATCTGAGATAGTTCTTACATTTGACACTAATTTTATTCTAGATTATTTCTCAATGGTCAA